AAATAATCTTCTGTGGTTACATTTTCCCAACGATATGGATTAGGACCACCTACTGATTCATCACGAACACGAGTCATAAAACCAACATTAGGTACAATCATATTTTCCATAATATATCTCCTATTAGTCTGCGTTTCGAGTCAGATAGTTAACACGAACCTTTTCTGGAGTGAAATACTTAGAAACGGTGCGAATAACTTCATCATTGCTGAACGGCTTACAAGAGAACACATCAATGTAAGCATTACCATTCTTGTCAACAAAGTGACCTGAGATATTGCTAGTCTCAATCATCTGGCAGAAACTAAATCCTGCCTTGTCTGGATCATGAGTAGCAAAGTGTGCCACCATAGGTTCACCATAAGAAACCATGTCAATATTGATCACAAGTTCTTTAATGAAGGATCTAATATTTTCTTCGCTGTTAATAAGTGCTTTGCCACACCTGCTGCAATCCAACATCAGGTGATAACCCCAGTAAGTCATTGTCAATTTCCTTTATATTAAAAGATTAGTAATTATCTTCGTCTTCTAGATCAATAAGTTGATCAATATTCTTACTTCTTAGAGCAGAGGTAAGTTTCTTTTCTCTGTGTTTGTTTTTAAAGATATCGGACTTTTGATAACCTTCATCTTCATCTTCGTCACGATACCTAGTGTTAAACTTATTATTCTTACTCTTGCTCATTGGCAGTAACCTTTACTCCTTCTTTTTTCTTTTTTAGTTTAGACTTTAGTGCAGCACCCTGCAACTTCTTACCATTCTTATCTAGTGGTATTACATTAGGATTTTCCTTAACTAGATTAGGGAAAACTTCCTTTACTAGATCACGAGTGATACCTTCATACGGCATATTCTTGTCCTTAATAGATACAAGAAGTTCTGCGTCTTTTGGATCCAATGATTCTAACATAGAAATGAATAGCATCTCCTTCTTTAACTTAGGAAGTTTATTGTTTGGATCCAATAAAATGCCGATCTTTCTTAGATTCTGATATAGCATACCTTGCTGATCTAGATAATCACAAGGCTTGTATGGTGGGACGCCTTCTGGCAAATGAAACTGAAGGTTATCATCATATGTGATCTGTAGCATACCAATGACAGCCTGATTGTTAGACTGACTAGCCAACATCTGCTTACGCTTGTTGATATCTTTTTCTTCTGAAATAGATTTAAAAATTTCAGAAACCGATTTATTCATTAGTATTCTCCTTCAAATTCTTTTCACGGAAATAGATTTCCATTTGTTTGGCGGCTTCAACCCACTTTAGTTGATTCTCATAGGCGATATCATAAAAGTTTGACCTATAGATATGTTGCCACATCTTTGCTGCATCTTTAAAATTCATTGATATTTTCCATCAGATTTTTTAGTTTATTCTCTACGAAATAATTGAAAAGTTTTGACCGATCAACTACCTGTGAATCATACTGGTCAAGAATTTCTGACTTGATATTATCAGGAATATATTCCAAGTCAATCAATTGTTGATTTCTCTTATAATTTCTTAGCATAGTTTCGGTACAAAACTGCTCAGGCTCCTGTAGAATCCAAGAGGACATTTTCTTAGAGGTAATAGGAGTCTGTCTCACGCCCATGACTAGTGAATTGTCTGGCGAAAGGAAGTTTGGGATGCCATCGCCTTGATCACCACGAAGGATATGTTCCTTGAGGAACAGATCGGGATTTGTACACACGATAAACTTTTTTTGAATAGGACTATATTGCTTAACATTAGGATATTTTTGCAACTGAGAAAAGTCTTTGTCACCAGACAAGATCAAAATATTTTCTCTAGAATAATACTCCTTTGTTAGAACTGCAATAATGTCGTCTGCCTCGGCAGTATCAACACGAATTACTTTGTAGGGAAGATTATTTTTAATTTCATCTCGCACCTTATTTAGTATTCCGAACAACGCATTCCAGTCAAGTTCGGAAGCATCTCGGTCACGCTTACGGTTAGCCTTGTAGTAAGGGTAAATCTGTTTGCGCCAATAGTTCTTATCGTCACAAGCAATTACCATTTCTCCAAAGTCTTTGGAGAACTTTACCTTATTAAAGCGAAGCGAATTAAGTATCATATGACGAATGATGTTTTCGTCAAGTTCTACATTTTTGTGATTACCAATCTGCATCATAAGATTGGAAATCATTACCTGATTCAAGTCTACGATAATCATAATTTAGTTATCCTCAATTTATTCACTATCGTAGCATATCATTATAACTATGTCAATACTAAATTTATGGTACAACTTCAATCATGATTTGAGCAGCATCTTGCATAGGATGCTTAATATCAATACTCTTTAGTACCAGAGACTTAATACCTTCTTCTACCAGAACAAGGTCTTTTTCACAACCTTCCCTGAGAATATCGAACCCCAAAGTCTTTAAGGTAACATACAACTCGGTAGTTACCTCTTCGATAGCCTCCATAGCCATTTCTAATTTATCTTGTCTTATCTTTTCTCTTAATTCATTTAGAGAATCAATTGACGATGGATTTATGTTATTTTTAGGAAATAGAATAACGTTTGAGGCACCTTCTGACATTTTAATCTCCTTTGATTACCGTATCAATCAAAGTTTTTTTTAAAAAACTAAGCAATACTAAATCATGATAACAATACTACTTAGTAGAATTTGATACTACACTATGCAACAGGGCTGTCCATTCTGGTGCCTTGTTTGTCCAACTATGGATTCTGTCTGTCTGAATCTTTTGCAAATGCAAATCGGCATCTATTGCTTCCCTCTGAGTGCGGAAGATATTAATTGCCTGTTGTAGAATCGAGTAGATATTAGATGCGTGAGCATTCTTATCTTCATTCCACTGATACATCCAGGTTAGACCCATAGCCGTTTCTGTCAATGCACCATAGTTAGGATGAACACAAAGTAACTTTGCTGACATGGCTTCGATCAGAGAGAGACAAGAAGTTTCTTTCCAGATACTTGGATATGCGTAAATGTCAGAACTGAGAAGTGCTGTGCGAATTTCTTCATTAGAAACTGCACCGTGATAATTTATCTGCGGATGTTCCTTACAGATATCAAAGATTGGCTTATACATTTCATCCCTGGCTAACCAGTTGTCACCGTATAGACCAAACGACGAATAAACATTCAATTCAATATCTTTATGTTCTTCTGCTAGTTTAACAAACACAGGAACAAGAATCTCTAGACCACGATGTGGTGTAGTGTGATAGATGAATCTGATCTTATCACTTGTGGTACGCTTTGATACATCAATCGGTTCAATGGCATTCTTTATGACAAGAGACTTGCTATATTCTACACCACGAACTTCGTGATACTTTTCCATTTGCCAGTTTGATACGAAAACAAACTTGTCAATCTTCTTTCTAAACATAGGATCAGACAGACGAGAAGATTCTGGATCTTCTGGTAGATCGTGAGCATAGAAAATCTTCTTACGATCATCTAGATTACGAACACGAGAAAAAATAATCTGAACTTTTTCCAGAAGTTCACGAGGAATATCTCCACCGTAAATTCGCTTCTGCATCAATTCTGTACCACCGGCAGAATTTTTATTTGTTTCATTTGTTTCAATAAGGTCAAAATTGTCTGTCATTATTTTTCTTCCTGTGCTTCAATGTTTTCGTAATAAAGTCTGGCAGTATCTAGGCATAGAGACATAACAGCAAGAGGACTAATTCTACATGCAATGTTAATTACAATCCATTTTGCTATGATTGCTCTTATTCTTGCTATGCCAGTTAAGTGTTCTTTCATTTTATCTACCAAAAAGATTTGCAAAGAATGCATGTATATATGCATATATTTTAAGAATTGCAATTAAAGCCACTAACGAAAACCAAAATATAAAAATCGCTTTAGCCTGATTAATTGCTTGATTCGTTGATAGTTTGCGACCACGAGCCGATCTATATCCTTTAGCCTTGTAACTTTTGGGTGGCTTGGGTAACTTAAAGGTAGAGATTGCCGTAGATGCTCTGAACTTTGGAAGTTTAGGCGGCTTGTATTTCGGCTGCTTAAAACTAAATGGTTTAATTGTTGTTTGTGTTTTTCTTGTCGTAAAACCATTAGCGCCTTTTTGATAAGTTGTTACCTTGTGTGCGCCAGTTTTTGAATTTGTAGAATATACTTTTCTTCCAGAAGAACCAGTTGGAGTGCTAACAGAGTATGTAATACCTTTATTAGTATTCTGTGTTCTTGTATAATTAGTGTTTCCTAAATGAGTTCCTCTGCGTTTATATGACATAATTTAAACCATTATACTAACGAATTAATTCTGCCAGACGCATCGTTGTGATAATCACCGACATTAAATTCTAATACGCTATCAACACGAAAAGACCTCCAACCATTCTTATCTACATCCCAAACGGAAATAGATTCGGTAGAAGTCTTTCGCTGAACTTGTTCTTCTAGATCAGTTTGCGTTGGTAGATAGTTTTCTTTTAGAGTGCAACGCATTTCTCTAATGCTGCCATCTTTCTTTGTAAACTTTACAGAACAGATATTATTGTGTAGACTATTCAGATAGAAAGTTCTTTGTGTCATTGACATTATCATTCTCCTTCAATTTGTTCACTAATTGATCATAACCACCCACATAATGTTCACCATCGCTATTCAGTATAAAAATCTGAGGCACTGACCTAGCACCAGGCACAATTTCTAAAAGCATTTCTTTTGTAATATCTTTACCTACAATAGATTCAACATAGGGAATATTCTTGCTGGTTAGTAGAGCCTTCGCAGCAACACAATACGAACAGTTATCTTTTGAATAAATCTTATACATCTTTTAGATCAAACCTTTCTAGTATCTTTTTTACAGTAATGTTATTGCCGTATATATCGGTATCACCGTATTCTTTACATACATCAACACATTCTCTAACTATATATTCAGCAAACTTATATCTGTCAAGAAAGTAGGAGTCTTTTGCTTTTTCGCAGATCAAATCAATTTTAGTTCTGTTCATTTATTTTTCCTTTTCAATTTGGTCGGCGCCGAGGGTGTCGAGCCCTCCCGTGTACTCCAATCAAGAGCCAATTAAGGGGATATAAATCCCTCCCGCACAGCCGGTGCTGACGCCGATATTCTATACGCCTAATATCTTTCCTATGGGATCAGAAAGTTTTCCACCACCCTTTAGATGATCATGAACTTGCTCAAAATAAAATGCAGCATCTTCATGTCCATATTCTTCTAATACTTCTTTTGCTTTTC